TCATTCGGTGGACATTATCAAGCTCAGAGGATTCAGCTCGACAGCCTGCTCAAGATGGTCAGGAGCGAAGTGTGCGTATTTCATTGTTTCACGAATGTTTGCGTGCCCGAGTATCTTTTGAAGTACGAGAATGTTGCCGCCATTCATCATAAAATGCGCCCCAAAAGTATGACGCAGGACGTGGGTCTTTTGCCCTTCCGTCAGCTCAATATCTGTGAGCAAAAGCATTTTCTTGAATTCCTGATAGCAGGGCTTAAACATCCTCCCTTGACGGGTAGATAATTTTTCGTAGAGCCATTTTGGGATGGGAACAGTGCGATTCTTTTTGCCTTTGGTCTTTGTAAACGTCAGTTTGTATGGCGAAAGTTGGGGGCGAGTTAGCCGCTCTGCCTCTCCCCATCGCGCACCAGTTGCCAGACAAATTTCGGCAATTTGTGCAAGGTCTTCATGTCCATACTTCTGACATGCCAGCATGAGCTGCGGAATTTGCTCTAACGTCAGCCAGGACATCTCTTTTTCAGCCTCTTTGAAGACACGAATGCCATCCAGAGGGTTTGGTAAACTCCACTCCCCTAGCCGCTTTAACTCGTTAAATACGGCCTCTAAATATTGCTGCTCCCGATTGACCGTTATCGGCTTTGCTACCCACTTGGCCGGGTCTTTATGATAACCATTGTCAATCTTGCCGCTTAGACGCTGGTCACGATAATGCGCCCAGTCCTTAGCTGTAAGTTGTGATGCTATCGGGTCGCCTAATCCGTTGCAGACAATTTGCAGTTTAGCCAGTCGGGATTTGCTGGCAACCAGCGCCTGCCCATGCAGATTATGCCAGAGCTGAATAATTTCGCTGAGTTTGCGCCGGTCTTCTTTTTCTGACATCCACGGCTTATCTTTGGCCTCATCGCGGTAATATTGCTCATAAGCCACTGCCTCACCTTTGGTGGTGAAGCGTTTACGCACGCGACGGCTTTCTCTCCCATTAACGCGAAAATCACATAGCCACTCACCGGATGAAAGTTTTTTAACAGTCAAATCCCCCCCTTATTTGCTACATCTAGCACTGTGGCTAATAGACTGTCTTATAAACCGAGGTATCATCCCCATACCGAGGGATACTTAAATCAGATCCATCAACTTGATTTTTTTAGCCTGAAACTCCTCATCAGAAATCACCCCAGCCTCTTTAAGCTCTGATAATTTTTTGAGTTGTTCGAAAGGGTCGTTACTCGCCTTATTTTTTTCAGGTGCTACTGTTTCAGTGCTCAACCCTCGCCCGCTCTCAATTGCTTCAACGAGGGCAAGCTCTGACTCTTTGCTGAATGTTTTAAATTCAAGGTCATCATGGGATGTATGCACCCTTATAACCCTATGACCAAGTGTCGACTTTCTCTCAATAGAGGTGATAGATTTTAAAGGTATAGTTTCAATTACCTCACCAATAAATCCCTTACGATAAAAAGCAACTCTAGTTTCTGTCACAATTAACGCGCCATTATGTTGGGTATCTTTTCCACTCCCCATCATTTTACCGATATATCCTTCCGCCCACGCAATGACAGACTCACCTGAATTCAAATGACTTGACTTAAATTTCTCAACATGTTTATTTTCTTTCATTACCAATTCCTTTTTAATAAATTATTTACAGAGTCTCAGGGCTGAATCTAAAACCGGAGATATTGACATTTTTACACCAGGATAATTAGGGTCATCTTTCCATACTGTATCTAAATCGTAACCTTCCATTTTTCCGGACTTAACAGCGCTGGAAGCCATACCGTTAAGAGGATAGCGGTTATCTGTAGCGGTATCATATACAAAAGCATATGCACCATTAACACAGGAAACCGTAGCCTTTTCAAAAGTCAGAGGCCATGTATTACCAAATGATGTTCCATCTAACGCCTGCGTTTTCTCGGCTGCGAACGCAGATGAACAGAGAACAAGTAATCCAATAGCAAATAATGAGCGCATCATAAAATCCCTTATATATGTTTCTCAATTGTAAAAATAACCGTACCTGACGGTGTAATATCAGATAAATTGCATTCAAATTCAGCAGAATCATTGGACAACCGAACTTTATTTCCGGGTAGCCGAATCACATTGAACACGTCCATTGCACCATCAATACTTATAAGCCAACGGCCGTTAGCAATATTCTTCGCAGAAATATCAACCAGCCAAGATTTACCCATACCTTCAACAAACATCAGGCCATCATGATTATCAGGTATCATTGAAGGGTCAGCCAACCAGTTACCTATTTTTTTTAATTCACCGTTTTCAAGGCGGTATTTTCTAATTTTCGCTAATGCCGTTTGCCCTGTGGGTAAGGTCACATTACTTTCATAAAGTCCACCGTTACCTGTGGCAAGCCAGTATAAAGATGCTCCCGTATCTAAAGCACAAACGATAACAACATCCCCCGGGAAGTGCTCACGGCGAACCCAAGCGCTCATCGTGCCGGATGGTATATCGAGATGGTCGCCCAGCTCCTTTTGCATGGTAAAGCCGTAAGCCTGCATGATGCGCTGCAAAATCTCTTTCCCGCCTGAGCTTTGCATTGCCTCCATCAGTCGTATTCCCTGCATAGGGTAATGACCGGGCTCAAATCTTACATTTGTAAGTTCACCACCTTCCATAAGCCATTTAAGGTCTGCACCAGTATCGAGAGCACATTGGACTATGTAGTCTCCAGGAACCTTACCCCGCTTGACCCAATTACTAATGGTGGGCAATGGAATTTTTGCGAGGTCAGAGTAAGCCTGTCTTGTTCTAACTCCATAAGAAACAAGGATTCTATCAATGACATCTCTGACGGACTGCTCTTCTTTATCCATTTGGATACCTAAATTATTTTCAATTTAACCTTTACAGGTTTTCATATGGAAAGTAGTATCCGTCCTGCACCCTGAGAATGTGCGAGAACATACTAAAAATGAATCTAACCGGAGATAATTACCTATGAATCTTCAAATTGCAATCCCCAATGGCCCGGACTTCCTCTCATATGAAGAGTTTGCAAAGCAGTACGGATGCAGCCTGAACACCGTTAAAGAGATGGTAAAGCGCGGCGAACTGCTACTGGTGCCCCGTACCCGAGAGGGTGGCCTCGGCCGTATCAATATGATTGCCTTCCGTACGCGATTACTCGCTCAGGCGATTAATTCGCGCTATGCCGTATTCCAGTAACTTAATTTTGCAAGTTAAAGGGAGTTACAGCATGTTTGATTTTCAGGTTTCCAAACATCCACACTATGACGAAGCATGCCGCGCTTTTGCGCAGCGTCACAACATGGCGAAACTGGCCGAGCGTGCGGGTATGAATGTTCAGACGTTACGTAACAAGCTCAACCCGGAACAGCCTCACCAGTTCACACCGCCTGAATTGTGGCTGCTGACTGACCTGACCGAAGACTCAACCCTCGTTGATGGTTTTCTGGCGCAGATTCATTGCTTGCCATGTGTACCAGTTAATGAGCTGGCTAAAGACAAATTGCAGTCTTATGTCATGCGCGCAATGCGTGAACTCGGCGAACTGGCGAGCGGTGCGGTATCTGATGAACGCCTGACCTCTGCCCGTAAGCACAACATGATTGAAAGCGTTAATGCTGGCATTCGCATGTTGTCGTTGTCGGCGCTGGCACTGCATGCGCGGCTTCAGGCTAACCCGGCAATGACAAGCGTTGTAGACACCATGAGCGGCCTCGGTGCCTCATTCGGTCTGATGTGAGGTGCTTATGTTGAATACTGAACCGTCATTCGCGTCTCTGCTTAAAAAGCAAAGTCCCGGCATGCACTACGGCCACGGCTGGATCGCAGGTAAGGACGGCCAGCGCTGGCACCCTTGCAGCTCTCAGTCCGAATTGTTGAACAGCTTAACAGCAAAAAAAGTCTCTGCGGTTAAGCGGCTTTTAAATGCATTCATGGGGGCAAAATGAACGAAAGAATTTCAGCTCATGATACCCAGGCGAGCAAGCTTTTTAGCAATGCTGATTGTATTACAGAGCAACCGAAGACTATGACCGGCGAGGAGTGTTTCGCACGGTTTCATCAAAAGCTGAAAGCAACAGAAAATAAGGCGCTGCGTAATTTCAATAAGCTTGATGAAGATTTTAAGTTTGTGGTTTTAACGCTTGCTAACCGAAATAATCCGGGCGCGTTTCGCTCTGATGAAGTCGGTAAACCATATGAGTATTTTGATATGGAGCGCCGCAAGCTGATTATTGCGTCAATGAATAAAATTTCCCGCTGGGGTGGGATTTTGCCACGGCATATTTCCATCCATGAATGCTTTTTAGCTAATTAAATAAACCCGTAATTAATGGCGTATACACGCCGGGCATTCTTATTGCCCGAAATCAGGAGATAAAGGATGCACAAACAAGCTTCAGAACCTAAAGAAAATACCGACCTGCTTCTTGAGGTTATCAGTATTGCAAAACGTGAAGAGCGTAAAGGTCGCGCTCTCGCTGTTTCCATTCGCCTTGAGGCGCTGGCAACCCATATTGCTAACAAGGGTATGAGTGCCATTGAAGCGGCTGAACTGCTGCGCCGCGAAGCTACCCGCTACGAAAACGAATCTCAGGAGCTGCACTAATGGCCGATGCAATGGATATCGCACAACAGCGCGAGCAGGCAGAACGCGAGCGCCTTATCAACAACGCGCGCAGCCGTATCGCTGCGCCATCTCGTTTTACATGCGAGGAATGTGACGCACCAATCCCGGAGGAGCGCCGCATTGCGATACCGGGCGTGGCCTTTTGCGTGACCTGTCAGCAAATAGCAGAGCTCAAATCTAAACATTACAGGGGAGTTTAAATGAGTATTCGTATCGAAGTTGGCGGCAAATGGGTTATTACCAGCGACCAATATCAATTCATCCTGAATGAAAAGAAAGTCGCTCAATCCGGGAAAAAAGCTGGCGAGGAATGGCTCGATACTATCGGATATTACCCGAAAATTAATCAGCTTATTTCCGGGCTGATTCATCATCATATCCAGCAGTCGGCCATTACCTCAATTGATGAGATGGCCGCAGAGATTAAGCGTATCGGCGAGCTATGTGCCGATGCATTTAACGTCATGGAACAAGGCGAAAAAATCGGAGGTTGTGACTGGATATCGTGGAATGAATTAAGCGAGCGCAGCCTTATCATCCGTATTAATAAAGAGATTTTACACCCTATTGGGCTGGCGGTTTTCCGTGACCCTCAAACAGGTTTGTCTCGGGGCGCTTTAGTTTCCCCTGATGGTGTATGGGAATATGACCAGTCCGTTTCAGTGAAGGGGTGAGCGTGGGGATTTCTTACGCTTATCCGTGGAATGCTCCACGGTCGGCAATAGCCAGCCCATATCTTACCTATGACCAACAGTATCGCCGCGACCGTATGTTCGCGGCTTTGCTGCATGCAAAAAAGATGCTTTCTCTCCAGCCAGAGTGCGTACGTTTTGACGTTTATCGCACAGCTACTGTGCTGGAACAAAATCAGGGCAGTCAACGAGCCAATGCTTTTTTAATCAGTTTCTGCAAAAAGGCATTGCCGCGTCTTGAGCTGGTCGCAAAAAAATACGAGAGCGCGGGTATCAACAGCAATGTATCAACCGCCGTTTTCGGTGGTCATTTTGATACCCGACTAATGCAATATCTGGCATCACGTATGGTTAATCTTGTCGCCAGATATAACCGTCTCCCTGATATGCCGCGCGCCGATGTTGACCTGCTGGCCGGTGACATTGCTAACTTCATTCGTTCTGAGCTGGCAAATATTGATGACTCAGGTTTTGGTGAGCTCAAAACGCTATACACCTGGTACATGCACGCTGGTTTTATTTCTCTGCAATTCAATATCACCCCTCCCCATTGGGAGCGCGTGGCAAATAAATACTTCAACAAAGATGATATCGCCCCCGCAGTAATCCGTATGTTTACTGAGTCATGGTGGCGAAATCGTCTGCGTCGTGTCGCGTCGGCATGGCGCGAACACCTACAAATTGCAGTCGGCAACGTCAGCAAGAACAAGCACGCCTACGCGAGTAAAAACTGCGTGACAGACTGGCGTGAGCAGAAGCGCCGCACGCGTGAGTTTCTCAAAGGTCTGGATCTCGAAGACGAAGACGGCAACCGCATCAGCCTGATTGAAAAATACGACGGTTCGGTCGCTAATCCTGCGATACGCCGCTGCGAACTGATGACCCGCATCCGTGGGTTTGAAAATATCTGCAATGAACTTGGTTATGTCGGGGAGTTTTATACCCTGACTGCACCGTCTAAATATCACGCCACGACTAAAGCGGGATACCGTAACAGCAAATGGAATGGTGCCAGCCCATCGGACACGCAGAGCTATCTAACCGGCCTTTGGGCGCGCATACGCGCCAAGCTGCACCGGGAAGAAATCCGCATTTTCGGCATACGTGTTGCCGAGCCTCATCACGACGGAACGCCGCACTGGCACATGCTTATGTTTATGTTGCCGGAGGACGTCGAGCGCGTGCGCCTTATCATTCGTGATTATGCGTGGGAGGAAGACCACCAAGAACTGAGAAGCGATAAAGCCAAAAAAGCGCGCTTTCATGCCGAGGCCATTGACCCGGAAAAGGGCAGCGCTACCGGCTATGTTGCTAAATACATTTCAAAAAATATCGATGGCTATGCCCTTGATGGTGAAACCGATGACGAAAGCGGTGAACTGCTGAAAGAGACCGCCCCGGCCGTATCTGCATGGGCGGCTCGCTGGCACATCCGTCAATTTCAGTTTATCGGTGGCGCGCCGGTGACGGTATATCGCGAGTTACGTCGTCTCGCTGATACCGAGACCGCGCACGGTTTAAGCGTTGAGTTTGCCGCCGTTCATGATGCCGCCGACGCCGGTGACTGGGCTGGTTACGTTAATGCGCAGGGTGGCCCGTTTGTCCGTCGCGACGATTTGCAGGTGCGCACACTGTATGAGCCTCGCGCCGAGTTTAACCAGTATGGTGAGGAAACTATCTGCATTCGCGGCGTGTACGATTCCGCCGTCGGCGCTGACACCCCGATTTTAACCCGGCTAACGCAGTGGAAAATTGTGCCGAAGCGTGCCGTTGATTTGGCCGTTGACGTTAAGGGCGCTCCTGCGCCCTCTCGGAGTTCTGTCAATAACTGTACGGGAAGCGAAAGCGATCCGCCGGAGCTGGATTTATCCAAACCGTTGAGTCGAAGTGAAAGGCGTAAGTTAACGGCCCGGCTCAGGGATAAAAAACAGGTCATAGGGCGTGATTTTGTCCACGGAACGGATAAACAAAGCTCAGCAATTGACAGAACAATAGGCGCGATTAAGCTCACGACCGGCGAAACCATCAGCCGGGGTGAGGCCTTGCACCTGATTGCCGGTGGAAAAAGCTGCATAAATGGCAAATGGTGCCGTGGTTCTGCAACTGGTGAAATTTTCCCGGCAGCACCGTCACACCAGGCGCAGGCCAGACAAATCCTAAATCGAGTCGCGGGGTTAGCAGCAAAGCAGCACCAGAGATGACATTTAATATTCATCTATTTCATTAACATACAGACTAATCACGATTGATAATTTTTCTTTTAATCCCTTGCTCATACATGATACTGTATGGATATACAGTGATACTTGTGGGAGGGATTTCATGGTTGATGAATATTTCAGCCAAAGACAGAAAAAATGGGCTTGTGTGCAATTCATCGCCGAAGTGTCTCTGATTGCAAACTGCAAACCGTCAGAACTCAAGCTCGCCCTGTCTCTCATTGCTGACCTTGCAAACAGTGAAAATAAAGAACCCGAAGAAGAAGAAGTTTTCTATAAGGCTGAATAGATTATGAGAATCAATATCACGCTGGATAAAGAACAAAAAATAGGTCAGCAGATAGTCGATGCTTTCCAGAATGAATTAACACGTAAGGTGAGATGTGCTTTTCCAACCACACGGGTTACTGTTAAGAAAGGGTCTGTAACTGGCGTCGAACTACTTGGTTTCGATAAGGAGTCAGACCGTGAAGCGTTGGACGGTATCCTTCAGGAAGTATGGGAAGACGAAAGCTGGCGTTAAACATGCTAACCGCGATGGCGCAAAAACTGGCTTTTTGCGTCGTCGGGGTTGAACAACTCGCTTTGTGCGAGGCGTTAGAAAATCCCTTTTTTATCCGATAATTTCCATCCTTATGGCTGTGCATGCATTAAGTGCATCATTCTGCATGCAGGCTTTCCCTCATAATCTGACGATCGCCGCCAGAGCTGGCGCGGATCCGATGACATGTTGCAGTTGCATTAAATCCGACCCACGAAGCGGGCAGGCGAGGCGGGGAAAGCACTGCGCGCCAGCGTACTTTTGCGCATTTATTTTCGCAGCCTGAGCGCGTCGCTGTGCCGCGCAGGTTCGCGAGGGTGTCGGTGGGTGGTGCGGGGGTGTTTGAGGGCGTGGCGGGCTTCTGAGGCGGTCAGGCGTGGGGGTAAGAAAAAGCCGCCCGGAGGCGGCGGAAATCAGTCACTTTCGGTGTCGAGGGTGTAACTTTTGAACCGGATCACCTCCTGACCGGCCCAAGCGTTGACCTCGCGCATCCGGTCTTGTAGCGGGATGAGCTCGTTACGGACAAACACCTTTGCCACCTTCTCTATATCGCCAAGCGAACCGACGTTTTCCGGCTTGCCGCCCATCAGCTGGAACGGGATGCGGTGAGCGTCGAGCAGGTCGGCGGCGCTGACTTTTTTGATATTGAAGAAATCGTCTTTCGTTGCCACCTCACTGAGCGGCACAATTTTAATGCCGTCTGGTTTTCCGTGCGGTGCGTAGAAAAACAGATTTTTGAAGTTGCCGAGCCCCTTCGAACTGCGCATCGCATCGCGCAAAGCCTCAACATCGGTACCGCTTTGCGCGGCGTCCGTCACATACATGATGTAACCCGCATGCGCCCCGTTCTGGTAATACTTGCGACGGAACAGCGTCGCCGCTTCATTCAGCCAGGCGGAGTTTAGCGCGCTGAGATATTCCGGCATGCCGTACAACTCCTGGTTGATGTCTGGCTCCAGCAGGTGGAATACGGATCCCGGCGCGAACGGGTGCGGCTGGTCAAATGACGGCACCCACCAGTAGACATCATCTTCAATACCACGCCGCGTGTATTTAGCCGGTGACGCTTCCAGCTTCAGCGGGCGACCGGTGACACTCTTTCGGAGCTCTAAAAACGCGTTGCCAAACACCAGAAAATCAAGCGCGAAGCGGCTGAAGTCCTGTTGTGACAGTAGCGGGTGCGGAATAAACGTTGAGGCCAGAATGTTGCGCTTAACGTAAATCGGCGAGCTGTGGTGAACGGCGGCGCGCAGGCTTTTCGCCAGCCCGTTAAAGCTGACCGGCGGTTCGAACCAGCGGCCATTATTGACGCATTCCACGTAATCCAGAATATCGCGGCGGTCGAGCACGGCGCTCGGTTCACCAAAGGTAAACGCCTCCATTTTTTGGGGCGCGCTGTCTTTCATGTTGCGCGGGCGCTTTTGTGGCTGTGGCTTGCGGCCTTTGTATTTACTCATCAGTTGAACTCCAGAATGGATGATGTTACCTGGCCGCTGCCAGCGGTAAGCGGTTCGTTTAACAGCGCGTGCATGGTCGCCCAGGCGACGTCCGCGTGACTGGCTTCCTCGGTGCGGCTGGCCTCATAGGTGGCGCTGCGCCCGCTGCTGGTCATGGTCTTACGGATTGCCATAAACGAGGTGGTGATGTCGGTGGCGCTGACGTCATATTCGAGACAGCCACGGCGGATAACGTCTTTTGCTTTCAGCACCATTGCGGTTTTCATTTCCGGCGTGTAGCGGATATCGCGGGCGGCGGGATAAAACGAGCGAACCAGCTGGAAGACGCCAATACCGAGGCCGGTCGCATCGATACCGATGTACTCGACGTTGTATTTTTCGGTGAGCTGGCGGATGGATTCGGCCTGAGTAGCGAAGTCCATGCCTTTCCACTGATGGCGCTCCAGAATGCGAAACTTGCCCCCGGCGACAACCGGCGGTGCGAGCACCACACACCCGGCGCTGTCGCCGCTGTGCGAAGGGTCGTATCCCACCCAGACCGGGCGGGAGCCGAACGGGTTGTCGGCGAACGGCGCAAAGTCTTCCCACTCTTCCAGACTGTCGACCATGCAGCGTTGCAAATCCTCGAACGGGAACACCGACGCCTTGTCGTCAACGAACTCGCACATAAACAGATTGCGGAAGTCGTCGACGCTGTTTTCGCGCTTGAGTTGCTCCAGATTGAACAGCGTACAGCCCCCGGCGAGCGCATCCTCAATGGTGACAATCTGCCGCCACTGACCGTCAGGACACGCCACGCCAGCGGCGAGCGCGTCATGACTGATATCGATATCAACCCGCTCGCTGGCGCTGGCGCGGCCCCGGTTGAATAATTCCCCCGACCAGAACGGGTAAGCGCCGTGTGCCAGGGTGGAAGGTGTCGAAAAGTAGGTGCTGCGCAGGTGGCTTTGTGAGGCCATGCCCGACGACACTTTGCGTAGTTTCTGGAAGTTGGGGATCCAGAAAATTTCGTCGACATACAGGTCGCCGTTGTGGCTCTGCGCGGTGTTTGAGTTGGTGCCAAGAAAAATCAGCTTTGCGCCGTTGTTGCCTATGACAATCGGGTCGCCGGTCAGGTCGACATCGACCCGGCGGGCAAACTGAATGATGTACTCGCGGAATACATACGCCTGCGTCTTACTCGCTGACAGGAAAATCTGGTTATGGCCGGTTTTCAGCGCATGCAGCAGCGCCTCGCGGGAAAAGTAGAACGTCGCCCCAATCTGGCGCGATTTCAGAATGTCGCGAATACGGTGCTCAAGCCCGGCACGGTGCCAGCGGAGCTGATACTCGAAAGACTCCGCGAAAAAAATCTCTTCCAGTTTCTCGATAGCCTCGTCGCTGAAAAAGTTCTTTGTCGGCTTTTTGCGGTCGCCTTTGTTGCGGTTGGCCACATTGGGATTAAGGTCAACCTCATTTCCGGTCTGGCCATAGCGATTAATGCGCGCAAAGCGCTCCATCTGTCGGGCCAGAAAATCCGCCACCTTGAAATCGTGGGGTGTCAGGTTGGGCTTTGCGTAGAGTTGAATCAGCCGGGCCTCTAAGGTGCTTTCGACCCGGTTCAGCGGTGCGGTTTCCTCCCACTGGTCGCGCTGTTTCCAGCTCTGCACCGTCGGGCGTTTGGTCTGCAACATTTCGGCAATCTGCGGCACGGAAAACCCCTGCCAGTACAACAAAGCCGCCTGGCGTCGCGGGTCGTTTAATAAAGTGGTGTCGGTGGTGATGGTCATGGATGCCTCGCCGTGATTGATACAGGGCAAGGCTAAAGAAACGGGTGATGCGAATCGCTAAGGTGCTGTTGTGTGAGGGATAAGCCATCCGGGATTGATAGCGGGTGGGCGGCGACGTCGGGAAACTAACCCCGACCCGTTAACCCGATATCAGGACTCCTGACAATGGCAAAAAAAGTTTCAAAATGGTTTCGCATCGGCGTCGAAGGCGATACCTGTGACGGCCGCGTTATCAGCGCGACGGATATTCAGGAAATGGCAGAGACCTTTGACCCCCGCGTCTATGGTTGCCGCATTAACCTCGAACACCTGAAAGGCATCCTGCCGGATGGCCCGTTCAGCCGTTACGGCGATGTGGTTGAGCTGAAGTCTGAAAAGATTGACGACGATTCGGTATTGAAAGGCAAGCTGGCGCTGTTCGCCAAAATCACCCCGACCGATGACCTGATCGCAATGAATAAAAAATTGCAGAAGGTCTACACCTCAATGGAAATTCAGCCGAATTTCGCCAATAGCGGTAAATGCTACCTGGTCGGCCTCGCCGTGACCGATGACCCGGCCAGCCTCGGCACCGAATACCTCGAATTTTGCCGGGGTGCCAAATTTAACCCCCTCAACCGCTTCAAAGCCGAGCCGGGCAACCTGATTTCCGTCGCCACTCTCGCCGAGCTGGAGTTTGAAGACCAGGCGGAAAATGTCTTTACCGCCCTGAGCGACAAAGTGAAAGCGATCTTCAGCCGCAAACAGGCCAGCGATGACGCCCGTTTTCAGGATGTGCATGAAGCCGTGACGACCGTCAGTGAACATGTGCAGGAAAACCTCACTGCCACTGAACAGCGTCTTGCCGCGCTGGAAAATGCCTTTGCGACCCTGAAAAAGGACGTCACCACGAAGGCTGACCAGACCAGCCAGGCATTCAGCAAGTTAAAAACGTCGCTGGATAACACCGAAAGCACCACGCAGCCACGCCGCAAGCTCTCCACCGGTGGCGGTGGCGATGAGCTGCTGACCGACTGCTAAACGGTCGTGAATTTATCGCCGGGCGACAGGCTTGCCCGGTCAGACAACCCGATTTAACCCAACAGGAAAGACTATGCGTCAGGAAACCCGTTTTAAATTCAATGCCTACCTGTCCCGCGTTGCCGAGCTGAACGGCATCGACCCGGACGACGTGAGTAAAAAATTCTCCGTCGAGCCGTCCGTCACGCAAACCATGATGAACACCGTGCAGATGTCATCGGCCTTTTTGCAGAAAATTAATATCGTGCCGGTGGATGAGCTGAAGGGTGAAAAAATTGGCGTCGGCGTCAATGGCACCATCGCCAGCACCACGGACACCAACAGCGGCAAGGAGCGTAAAACCGCCGACTTTACCGCGCTGGAGTCCAAAAAATACGAGTGCGATCAGGTCAACTTTGACTTCCACTTCAAATATAAAAAGCTGGATTTGTGGGCGCGCTTCCAGGACTTCCAGCGCCGTATTCGCGATGCCATCATCCAGCGGCAGGCGCTCGATTTCATCATGGCCGGGTTCAACGGCGTTGAGCGCGCCGAAACCTCTGACCGCGCCACTCATCCGATGTTGCAGGACGTCGCCGTCGGCTGGCTGCAGAAATACCGTAATGAAGCGCCGACCCGCGTGATGAGCAAAATTGTCGACGAAGAAGGGAATGTTGTTTCCGCTGTGATCCGTGTGGGTAAAAACGGCGATTACGTTAACCTCGATGCGCTGGTCATGGATGCAACCGACAACCTGATTGACGAGATTTATCAGGAAGATGCCGAACTTGTAGCGATTGTGGGCCGTAAGCTGCTGGCCGACAAATATTTCCCGATCGTTAACAAAGACCAGCCCAACAGCGAAGCGCTCGCGGCTGACATTATCATCAGCCAGAAACGCATCGGCAACCTGCCCGCCGTCCGTGTGCCGTACTTCCCGGCGAACGCGATTATGGTGACGCGTCTCGATAACCTGTCCATCTATTTCATGGATGAAAGTCATCGCCGCTCCATTATCGAAAACCCGAAACTCGACCAGGTGGAAAACTACGAATCGATGAACATCGATTACGTGGTCGAAACCTACGCCGCCGGGTGCTTCATTGAAAATATCAAGCTGGGCGATTTCTCTGCCGCACAACCGGAGGGCTAACCGATGACGAGCCCCGCACAGCGTCACATGATGCGGGTCTCGGCCATTGAAACCGCGCAGCGGGAAAACAACCCGCTGCGGCATGCCACTGCCTACGAGCAGATGCTGGTTAAGCTGGCCGCAGACCAACGCACGTTAAAAGCCATCTTTGGTAAAGAGCTGAAAGCCACGAAAAAGCGCGAGCTGCTGCCGTTCTATCTGCCGTGGGTCAGTGGCGTGCTGGAACAGGGCAAAGGTGCACAGGATGACATCGTGATGACCGTCATGCTGTGGCGTCTCGATGTGGGCGATATCGGCGGCGCGATGGATATTGCCCGCTACGCGTTTAAGTACGGTCTGACCATGCCAGGCAAACACCGCCGCCCGCCGCAGTACATGTTTACCGAAGAGGTGGCGCTCGCCGCCATGCGCGCCCATGCCGCCGGTGAACCGGTCGTCGTCAGCCAGCTGCTCGACACGCTGGCGCTGACCGCCGCCGCCGATATGCCTGATGAAGTGCGCGCAAAACTGCACAAAATCACCGGCTTGGTGTTGCGGGACAACAAACAGCCCGCCGACGCGCTGGCCCACCTCAAGCGAGCGATGCAGCTCGACTGTCAGGCAGGCGTCAAAAAAGACATTGAACGGCTTGAGCGAGAGCTGAAGCCCAAACCGGCAACAGTCGTTAAAGCCCCGGTAAGAGCGCCGCGCGCCGTGAAAACCACGGCACCGGCTAAACGTGGCCGCCCGAAAAAGACCGTCGGTTAACAGAATGCGCCCCGCGCCAGGGCGGCACGCCGGTCGATGAGGGTGTTTTACCTGACCTGAGACCGGCGTCCACCGCCCACCTATTCAGAGGTAGTCATGACGACGCTGATTATTAAAAAGAACGATGAGCCGCAGCCGGGTGGCGTGGTGATCATCCCGCCGCCTGCCAGCGATGAGCCGGTGATAAAAAATACGTTTTTCTTTCCTGACATCGACCCGAAACGCGTGCGTGAAGGGATGCGACTTGAGCAGACCGTCGCCCCGGCCCGGCTGCGTGAGGCCATCAAAACTGGCATCGCCGAAACCAATGCCGAGCTGTTTTTGTGGCGGGAACAGCAGATTGCCGGGGGTTTTAGCAAGCTGGCCGACGTGCCGGCTGACGATCTCGACGGTGAGAGTGTGCGAGTTTTCTATTACCTGCGCGCCGTCACCTCAATGGCGACCGCCACGCTCTATGAGCGTTATCGCGGTGTGGATGCCAGCGCCAAAGGTGACAAGAAAGCTGACAGCATCGATACCACTGTCGACGAGCTGTGGCGGGACATGCGCTGGGCCGTATCACGCGTCCAGGACAAACCCCGCTGCATCGTGAGCCAAATCTGATGCAGGCCATCGCGCAACAGGGCGACACGCTCGACATGATTTGCGCCCGGTATTACGGGCGCACTGAGGGGGTCTTCGAGTCGGTGCTCGCCGCAAATCCGGGGTTAGCCGAGCTCGGCGCAGTATTGCCGCATGGCACTGTGATCGAGCTGCCTGATGTGAAGTCATCCCCCGTAACAGAAACAATAAACCTCTGGGAGTAACCACATGACGGAAGGGGAAAAAAGCGTCATTTCGCTTTTTATCATCGGCGCGCTGATTGTCGTCGGTAAAGTGCTGGCCGGTGGTGAACCGATCACCGCACGTCTTTTTATTGGTTGCACGTTGCTGGGTGGCTTTGTTTCGATGGTGGCCGGGGTTGCCCTGGTACAGTTTCCAGACCTGCCAACCGCGGCCGTGTGCGGATTTGGCTCCATGCTGGGTATCGCCGGTTATCAGGCGGTAGAGCTTGCTATCCAGCGCAAGATTAAAAAAGGGGAAAACGATGGCAGTCATTAAGACACATCCCAACGTTGCGGCATTCCTCGACACGCTGGCGTTTTCGGAAGGGACAGCAACGCATCCGCTGACCCGAAACAACGGTTACGACGTTATCGTCACGGGTATCGATGGCAGGCCGGAGATTTTTACCGACTATCGCGATCACCCGTTTGCCGGTGGGCGCCCGGCGAAGGTCTTCAATCGTCGCGGGGAAAAATCCACGGCATCCGGGCGTTACCAGCAGCTTTATCTGTTCTGGCCGCATTACAAAAAGCAGCTCGCTTTGCCGGATTTCAGCCCGGCATCACAGGACAGACTCGCCATTCAGCTGATTCGTGAGCGCGGCGCGCTGGAAGATTTGCAGCATGGGCGCATCGAGCGCGCGATTTCCCGCTGTCGCAATATCTGGGCTTCATTGCCGGGTGCCGGATACGGTCAGCGTGAGCATAGCCTAGACAAGCTGGTCGCAGTGTGGCGCAAGGCCGGAGGGGGAACTGCATGAAGATAGTGATTCTCCTGCTGGCGCTGGCCTGTGCGGGTCTGCTGTGGATGAGACACGATAACAGCAATTTGCGCGCCTCATTTGAACGTGCGAACCGGGTCGCCGGTACGCAGAAAACCACGATCACCATGCTGAAAAATCAGCTCAACGTTGCCGCAGAGCAGTCGCAGCGCAAAGAGCTGGCGCAGGTTGCCATGAGGGATAAGCTCACGGCGGCTAACCTGCTGGCCTTTCGGCGTGAACAAACTATCACGAGGTTACTCAATGAAAATGACGCGTTTCGCCGCTGGTATCGCGCTGATTTACCTGATGCTGTGCGCCGGTTGCACCAGCGCGCCGCCTGTACTAACGCCGCCGCCGGTGATTGTTTACAACGCCTGCCCGAAGGTCAGTCCCTGCCCGATGCCGGGCAGCGACCCGCTGACTAATGGCGACCTGAGTGCGGATATACGCCAGCTCGAAAACGCCCTGAAAAGCTGCGCAATCCAGGTCGATACGGTTAAACAATGCCAGGATGAAATCGATGTTAAAGCCCAACAGTCTGCGGAAAGCCTTAACTGATGCGGTGCCGGTACTGCGTACCAACCCCGATATGCTTCACCTTCGCCTGGACGATGGCAACAATACGGCGACGCTGGCGCGCTCCCTGTCGTTTGAAAAGCGGTACACGCTTAACATCGTGGTCACGGATTTTACCGACGATATTGACCTGCTGTTTGTGCCGATTATGGCCTGGTTGCGCGTCAATCAGCCGGACATCATGACAACCGACGAGGGGCGAAAAAAAGGATTTGCCTGGTTCGCTGACATTAATAACGACAGCAGCCTCGATGTCAGCATCAGCCTGTTGCTGACCGAGCGCACGCTGGTCAACGAGGTCGACGGCGCAATGTACGTTGAGAACATCCCGGAGCCGCCACCGCCGGAGCCGGTGACGAGCCCTGTCGAGATGTGGAGTAATGGCGAACTGGTGAGTAAATGGGATGAATGACTTCAAACCATTTGAGGACAAGCTCGCCGGATTGATAGCGGCCCTTTCCCCCGCCGGGCGTCGTCGGATGACCGTCGACATTGCGAAGAAACTGCGCCAGCGGCAACAACAGCGTATTAAGTCACAGAAAGCGCCGGACGGTTCGCCATATGCCCCGCGTAAGCGCCCGCCCGTCAGGGCAAAGCAAGGCCGGATTAAGCGCGAGATGTTTGCGAAGCTGCGCACCAATCGCTATATGAAAGCGAGCGGTAACGACAGCGCGGCGGTGGTGGAATTTACCGGGAAAGTGCAGCGCATCGCCCGCGTGCATCAGCTAGGGCTCAAGGATAAACCATCCCCCAAAAGCGCCGCCGTCGAGTACCCACAGCGTCAGCTCCTGGGCTTTACCGAAGATGACCGGCAGCTTGTGGAAAGCGTCATTATCGACTACCTCGCCGATTAACGTTGTGCCAGCCAGGGCAAAACGCCCGCAGATTGCCGCCGGAACACCCCGGCGGCATCCTTTCCCCTATGAATACTCTCGCATCTATCCAGGAACTCGCCCGCGCGATACGCAACATGATCCGCACCGGCATCGTCGTCGAAACTGACCTCGACGCCGGGCGCTGTCGCGTACAGACCGGCGGCATTTATACCGACTGGCTCCAGTGGCTGACGCACCGGGCCGGACGCTCGCGCACCTGGTGGGCTCCCTCTGTTGGTGAGCAGGTGATGATTCTGGCCGTGGGCGGTGAGCTCGATACCGCCTTTGTGCTGCCGGGTATTTATTCCGATGACAACCCCGCGCCGTCGGCCTCGGCGGATGCCTGGCACGTTGAGTTTCCCGACGGTGCCGTTATGAGTTATGAGCCGGAAACCGGCGCGCTGACCGTCACCGGCATTAAAACCGCCGATGTGACCGCATCCGATTCGGTTGCCGTCAGCGTGCCGGTGGTGCTGGTAAAAGCCGAGACCCGCGTCACCCTCGATACACCGGAAGTGGTCTGTACCAACAAGCTCACGACCGGCACGCTGGAGGTGAAGCAAGGCGGCAAGATGTCTGGTGATATCGAGCACAGCGGCGGCTCATTCTCTTCTAACGGCAAGGTGCTCCACACCCATAGACACCCTGGCGACAGCGGCGGACAGACGGGGGAACCACTATGACAGCGCGTTATCTCGGCATGAACCGCACGACCGGTGAAAGCATTTCAGACGTTGACCATATCAGCCAGAGCATCGGGGATATTCTGCGCACGCCCGTCGGCTCTCGCGTCATGCGTCGTGAATACGGTTCGCTGTTGTCGCAGATGATCGACCAGCCTCAGACCCCGGCGCTTGAGCTGCAAATTATGGCGGCGTGCTACATGGCGATCCTGAAGTGGGAACCGCGCGTCAGGCTGACCAGCATCACCACAGAGCGGCAGTTTAACGGGCGGATGGTCGTCGACGTGACCGGCCAAATCACCGATACCGGCGAGAGCCTTTCTTTAACCATTCCTGTGAGTTGAACCTATGGCAGTTATCGACCTGAGCCAGCTCCCCGCGCCTGATGTGGTGGAAACGCTGGATTTTGAAGCCATCCTCGCCGAGCGCAAAGCGACGCTGATTTCACTGTACCCGGAAGATGAGCAGGAAGCGGTCGCAAGGACATTGACGCTGGAGTCAGAGCCACTGGTGAAATATCTCGAAGAGAATGCCTATCGCGAGGTGATTTTACGCCAGCGCATTAACGAGGCGGCGAAAGCCGGGATGGTGGCCTATGCCATCAAAAACGACCTCGACCAGCTCGCGGCAAATAATAACGTTGAACGCCTGGTCATCACCCCCGGAGACGAGACCCAAATCCCGCCGGTGGCGGCCGTCATGGAATCTGACAGCGATTTACGTCAGCGCGTACCTGCTGCTTTTGAGGGGATGAGTGTTGCCGGGCCAACCGGTGCCTATGAATTTCACGCCCTGAGTGCCGACGGACGTGTCGCGGATGCTTCGGCGAACAGCCCGGCTCCAGCAGAGGTCACTATCGCGGTACTGTCGCGGGAAGGTGACGGCACGGCGTCGGACGATTTATTGCTGGCCGTCAGTACCGCGCTGAATGATGAGAGTGTACGACCGGTCGCTGACCGCCTGACAGTCGTCTCGGCTGAAATCGTCAATTATGCGATCGACGCGGTGCTGTATGTGTACCCCGGCCCGGCGACCGAGCCGATTCTTGCCGCCGCAAAAGCGCAGTTAACTGCCTATATCACGGAGCAGCGCCGCCTTGGTCGTGACATCCGAATGTCGGCGATTTACGCCGCGCTGCATGTGCAGGGGGTCCAGCGCGTCGAACTTCGCGAACCGCTGGCTGATGTGGTGCTGGATAAAACCCAGGCCGCTTATTGCACCGACGCCCGCGTCATTATCGGGGGATCGGATGAATAATTCGCTGATGGCGAACGGGTCATCTCTGCTGGAACAGCGAGCCGCCGCAGCATGCGCCTCTATCAGCGATTTATCCGTGCCGCTGCGAGATTTGTGGAATCCGTGGAAATGTCCGGTGAAATTCCTGCCCTATTTGGCGTGGGCGTTTTCTGTCGACCGCTGGGAAGAAACCTGGTCAGAAACGGAAAAGCGCCAGGCTGTCAGTGATGCGTTCTGGATCCACCAACGCAAGGGAACCGTCGCCGCCGTTCGCCGGGTGATTGAAACGCTGGGCTACAGCATGACGATCCAGGAGTGGTGGAAGGTTGCCGACCCTGCCGGAACATTCCGCCTTGAGATTGACCTCAATGATATTGGCATCACTGAGCCGATGATTAAAGAGCTGGAACGGATTATTGGCGACGCGAAGCCAGTCAGTCGCCATATCTCGCAACTGACTCTTTCCATGAGTATTCAGGGCGTCGCCAGTGTCGGTGCGGCGGCGTTTGATGGTGAGGTGATATCGGTCTATCCGCCGGGCTACACCCCGGATGACAGTATATATTTTGACGGCGAAGCGCGTTACGACAGCAACTTTTATTTCAGCGGAAAATAACATGGTCAACATCAACGAAACGCCCGCATGGGAAGAAACTATCAAGCTGATTGAGCGTCTGGAGCGTGTCGCCGGGGGGCGTGATGGTGCGGTCAATATTCAGGCGCGCCAGCTGGCTAACCGGACGCTGTTTCTGTACCGGGAGCTGATGTCACTGCAACTGGTAGCCTATGACGCCGCAGCGGTCTTTGCTGATACCGCAGCGGGGTTGCTGGCTACATCGCCGGGGGAATACTTTAAGACGCCGGGCGATGGTCAGTCGCTGCTTATCTGGCAGAACAATAACGGCCAGGCGCTCAAAGTGGCAGAGCTGGCAGGGCCGGAATCCATTAAGGCGATTCAGGCGTCGGTTGCCAGAATTGCCGCGATTAACGCATCGTCTATCGACAAACTGCCGGGCGTTTCCGGGCTGGGGATGGACGCCACCGGTAAGGTCGTTTTCCAGCAACTGGATGACGGGGCCAGCCAGTTTCCGGCGCTGATGATTGGTGATGATATTGAGGCCGTTCAGTCTCAGAGCGGCATGATCCTTCGCAGCCGGGCCAGCGGGCAGGAGTTTATCCATATCAAACGCAACTCCCTGATAACGCCAGGTCAGGAACTCTTCCTC